CCAGCGCGTTGGCGCTGCGGGCGGACTCGGCGAGCGGCCACGTGGCCAGGCGCGACAGCGGCGCGCTCGCTGACCAGCTGCCGCCAGACAGCGTGTGCCCCACCGTGGCGATCAGGTTCGGGAAACCGAGGGCGTGCGGCATGTCAGGCCCCCGGCGCGGCGAAGTTCCGCGCGCTGACGACGACGACCTGGTTCACCGCCACCGTCAAGGTGGGCAGCCACATGTCGCCACTGGTGTCGCCGAAGTAGACCGTAGCCCCGTTGGACACGCCGGCCGTACTGATGAGGCTGAGCTTGACCGTTGTCGCGCCCACCTCGGTCACCCGCGATCCGTCAGCGACGCCGGTGCCGCTGACTGCCTGCCCGACCAGGATGCCCGCCGTGGTCGAGAAGGTCAGCACGTTGCTGTTCGCCGCGGTTGTCGCGGTCACTGCCCGACCGAAGGCCGACGTCACCTTGCCCTGCTCGTCCACGGTGCCGCCCGTGCCCTTGATGCGGTAGTGCCCGATGCTGCCTGCGGCGATGGCCAGGCCCTGCCAGGTGCCGGCGATGGCGGCCACACCACCGGAGGGCGCCGCCTGCCAGTCGGACGGTAGTGTGATCGGCACCAGCAGCGCGCCGCTGTCGGCCGTGGCGCACGTGGCCGGCGGTGCGCCGCTGCGCAGCTCGAACGCAGGCGCGGTGCCGATGGTGTCCTCATAGGCCTGCAGGATGGCATTGCGGACCCGTGTGCTGTATTGACGTGCCATGGTGGCCTCAGCTCAGGATGGAAGAAGCCGGCGCGAACACGAGGTCATCGAGGCCAAAGACATCCTCGGTCGTGCTCGAGTAGAAGCGCGCCTGCGTGTAGGTCTGCGCCGTGTCGACGAAGCCCCAGAAGTACAGCGCGCCGTTCTCGGCGCCCACCGTGTGGTTGATCGGGATCAGCGGGTCGCCCTCGATCGGCAGCGCCGCCGCAGGCGGTGTAAATGCCCCGCCGTAGCGCACCTTGCGCGTGAAGCGGATGTCGTCCATGGCGCCGATCCAGCCATTGGTGCCCGCCTGGTTGAGCCCGATGCGGATGCCGCTGGCATTGGTGGCCGCGGGGTCATAGGTGCCGCTGCTGACCTGCGCACCGTCGATGTAGATCTTCGTCGTCGTGCCCTGCCGCTCGATGGCCCAATGGAACCAGGTCCCCATGGGCGGCACCGCGTTGCTCGCGCTGGCCAGCACCGTGGCCGTGCCGGACCAGATAGCGATGCTGCGCGTGCTGGCATTGACGAAGGGCTGCCATGAGCTCGATCCGCTGCCAGAGCCGCGGAAGTCGATCAGGCACAGGCCTGACGCTACGGTGGTGTCCAGTCGCGCCCAGCCCTCGATGCAGAACTCGGCGCCGTTGAAGCTCAGGTCCGCAGCGTAGGGGATGCTCAGGTAGTCGCCCGTGCCGTCGAGTGCGAGCGCGCCCGTGCCGTACTTCGGCGACGTGGTGGTGACCCTGGCGTTGCCGTTCGCGGTGATCGTGTGCGCGTAGACCGACGCATCGACAAACGTGGTGCTGTTGTCCGCGCCATCGCACGTCAGGCGCAGCACCACGGAGCGATAGTCCGCATCCGCCGTGCTCCCGCTGGGCGTGAGCTGCACGGAGACCTGACCCAGGAAGTCCCCGAAGTCCGGCATATTGGCGCCGAATGCGGCGATGGCCGGGCTGAAGGTCAGTGTGACCGGATCGGTCGGACTGGCCGTGCAGTCCATCCATTGGCTGCCGGATGGCGTAGTGTTGAATCGACCATACAGCGTGTCGTCACTGCATGCCGCCACACCGCCCGTCACGGTGCAGCTGATGCCATTGCGAGTGATCACCTGGCCGATCAGCGACTGAAGCGGCGTGTAGCCCTCGAAGTCTTCGGCTGTCACAGCCGCCATGCGGGCCAGGAACTGCGCGCGCTCGTGCGCTGGCGCGCCCGTGAACGCCTCGGCCGGGGTAAGGTTCTCGCCCTCGTAGACCTGGCGCTCAGGTGGCGGGCCGGCAATGAGCGCGCCCTCCATGGCGCCCAGCGGGTCAGCCATGGGGCCGGATGTCGTGACGGCTGCGATGAACGGCCCATCCAGGGTGCCCATCTTGTCCCGGTCGGCATCCTTGCTGCCTGTCGCTGGCACTGCGCGCGGCCCGCCCTGGCTGCCGCCCGGGTCGCCGCTGCCACTGGGGAAGTTGCCGCCTCCAAGCGCCCACTCGTGCGCGCCACTGCCGCCACCCCACAGGGCGAACCGGATGGTGCGAGCACGGTAGTCATGCGCAACAGTGACCACGCGCATTGGCTTGCCGGCGTCATACCCGAAACGCGGGATGCGCAACGTCACCTTGTCCATGATCCCGACCGCGCGCGCAGAGGGCCCGAAGTCGTGGCAGGTCAGTGACACCAGGTCGCGCTGCTGCCCGTAGAGCAGCCCGTAGCGCTGCACGAATGCCTCCTGCGTCTCGACGGTCGCGAAGTCGTGTCCATCGATCTCCAGGGAGACGCTGGCCGCGCGAGGGAATTCGGATCGCACCGAATCCGAGGTGCCGGTGAACGTGGTCAGGTAGTCCTGCCGGCTCAGGATGTCCTTCATCTCGGGCGACGCCGCGCCCGCCGTCGGTGAGGGGTGCGACCTCCCGGCGCGTACGCTCACCTGCCAGACGGGCTGCTCCATGCCCGGCACCGGAGTGCGCGCAAACGCGCTGGCGTTGTCCTGCGTCAGCTCGAATACCGGTGCGTCGTCGCCCTCCTCGGCGCCGAGAAGCAGGGCACAGAAGAATCTGTCCTGCGCGTCGAAGCCGTAGGTGCCCAACAGCGCCGCAGCGCGGTCGTCCATGGTCTGCGCAAACGTCTGGTCCGCATCGATCAGGCGCGCGCCAAGATCGAAGTCGCGCACGGAGCCGACCACGGGCGCCATGGTCTCTGGCAGCACATCGCCCATGCCGGCGCGGTTGCACAAGTCGCTGAAGCGCCACTCGCGCGGCGCCTCGCTACTGCTGTTCTGCAAATAGCCAGACGCACCGAAGCGCAGCTCGAACACCGGGGGCGTGCCGAGTCGGACGTAGATGGGCCCCTTGGTGTAGACCGCGCCGGCGGCGACCGAGCCATAGGTGACGCCGTTCACATCGAGGTCGCCCGCATAGCCGGACCACATGCGGCACGTGCCGGGGGCCGGCCCTTCCTCCGCCAGCAGCTCGGCCGCCAGCGTGTAGTGCGCGCCGCGTGCGATGGGGTAGCCGCCCTCGAACATCTGGCCGAACTCGGCGGCGCCGGTCACGGTGTTGAGATCGGTCGCGTTCGCCTGGACGTAGTAGATCTGCCTCAGCGGGTCGATCAGGATCGGCGGGACAAGGCCAGGCGTGCCGAACACGAGCTGCTTCTTGGCGCCCGCGCCGACCGTGCCTTCGAGGCCGCCGCTCGCCTGGAAGAGGGCCGTCACGATGGGCGCATCCAGCAGCTCGATCCGGTCGCGCAGCGTCAGGCGCACCGACTGGAAGTCGACCGCAACGGTATCGATGTAGCTGCGCAGCAGGGTCTCGTAGCCGGCCGGGTACTGCGCGCCGGGGGTGCCGATGCGCGCCACCACCAGGCCGCCCGCGCCGGCCGCCGCGAAGCTGTCCAGCACACCGCCCGCATTGATCAGCGTGATCGAGCCCTTTGACGCCTTGACGGCGCCGGCCACGCGCGCGCCGCCGAACAACTCGCGCCGGTACTCGCCAATGCTCTCGACCAGCTCGGCGAAGTAGGTGTCCGCGGGCGTGTCCGCCGGCCCGGAGCGGAAGCCCTCGGTGGCGAAGTAATGCGTCTGCGTCGCACCGCCGGCCAGTGTGACGGTCACCTCGAGCGTGATGATCTCGCGGCCTGCAATGCTCATGGGCCGGCCTCGGCGAGTGCTTGATCGATGTCGGATGCGCCAGCGCCCTCGGCGATCTGCTCGAGCGCGGCCAGCATGCGCTGGTAGGCCTCGCCGGCCTGCACGATCTGCGCCTCCTGGTGCGCGACCACATCGGTCATGGCCTGCAGCTGCTCGCGCAGCACGCGAGTCTGTTCGCCGATGCTGCTGTCAAGCGCCCCCAGGTGCCCCGAGAAGGCAGCGTTGAGGTCGCCCAGCGCGGCGATCTGCGCGTCGCTGGCGTCGCCCACGCGGGACAGCGCATCGAGCTGCCGCTGGGCATCGCTGATCTGCTCTCCGGCGCCGAGGCCGACGCTCTGCAGCTTGGCCAGCGTGTCCTCGAAGACCGCGCTGTAGGCCGCCGATGCGCCGCCGAAGTTCTGTTGCGCCTGGCGCAGCAGGGCCTGGGCGCTGCCCTGCACGTCATCGCCACTGCCGAGCGCGTTGTCGAAGAGCTGCTGCGCCGCGCCAAGCCGGCCGGATGCGCTCAGGTTGGACAGCTCGCCAGCCTGCAGGCTGAGCACAAAGCTGCCCATCTCGGCGGCCAGGTCGCGCAGACGTTCTGCCGCCGTGATCTGACTGCGCAGCGCCTCGATCTGCGCGTCGTTGGCGTCGGCCTGCAGGCTGCCTTCGAGGCCGATGCGCTGCAGCGTCACATCGGTGATGGCCTGCGCGACCTCGGGGCTCGACGTGCCGGCAAACTGCCTCCACAGGTCGGCCTCACGCTGGCGCAGCAGCTGCACGGCCTGTGCGCCACCTTGGCCGACGCGCAGATCGAAGATGCGATCTGCATTGCCGCCGATCACGCCGCGCAAGGCGTCGCGCTTCTCGATCGTCGCACGCAGGGTGTCGAGGGCGCTCGTGGCGCGAGTGCCGGCGATGTCCTCCAGTGCCGCCGCAAGCTCCTGCATCTCGGCGCGCCCGCGGCGCCATGCGTCGACCAATGACTCCGCGGGCGGATTGATCTCGTCCAGCGCAGCACTCAGGTCCTGCGCACTGACGCCAAGCTCACGCAAGAACGCGTCGATCTGCCCCTGCGCGATGTCGATCTGCAGCGCCTTCCAGTCGTCATACAGCTCGGCGACGACGAGTTTTGCCTCATCGCCCACCGCCCGCCACAGAGCCAGGATGTCGTCGCGCGTGGCGCCGAGCACGCCTTCGGGCGTGGCCTCGATGCCGGCCTGCCCAAGTTGCTCGGCGATGCGGTTCGCGCGAAAGCGCTGCAGCTCCGGGCCGCTGATGAAGTCGCCCACGATGTTGTCGACGCTGGCCTTCACCCGAGCCGCCAGCTCGGCGGCTGCCTCGGCTGCCTCGGCTGCCGCACCGGCAGCGGCGGCCTGCGCTTCCAGGGCCGCGATCTGGTCATACAGCGCGCGGTTGCTCTCATCCAGCGCCGAGCGCTCCCGCTCACGCAACGCGGCGGTTTCGCCCTGCAGGCCAAGCAAGCGCTCCTCGAGCGACGCCCGCTCCTGCGCGATAGCGGCCGCGTCCTTGATCTTCTCTGCCAACGCCCCAGACGCCGGCGTGAGTTCGGCGAACGCTCCGGAGACGTTGAGCAGCGCCGCGAATGCCGAGCGGCCGGATTCGGTGGTCAGGTCCTGCGCCTCTACCAGGTCGCGGAAGGCGTCGCGCGTCGCGGGCACCGCGAGGCCTACGTCTGCCAGGGTCTGGGCAAGCGCCTTGCGCGCCTGGTCGGCGCGCTCTTGCTCTGAGAAGAACTGCTCGTAGAAAGTGCCGGCCGCGCTGCCCAGCTGGTCGAATCCCCCGAAGAGATCGACCAGCCGCGACGCAGCGTCGCCGCCTGCCACGCCGACGTCGAGCAGGTCCAGCCCCAGCCTGGACAACAGCGGGTTGACGCTGCTCAGTGACGTAGCCAGGCGAGCGAGCGTGTCACCGGCTTTCTCTCCCGCCTTGGCGAGAGGTCCGATCTCTGCCGACAGCGTCCCGGCCAGAGACTGCCCGTAGCCTGCCAGGGCCTCCTGCAACTTTGCGTTGATCTGCTCGGGGCTGAGGTCCTTGACCGAGAACTTGATGCTCTCGGTGAAGCTCGCCACCGCCTGAGTAGGCAGCGCCAGGGCAGCGGCGTAGGCCTCCACCTGGTCGCGTACCGCCTTCGCGCCTGCGGCCAGCGGGTCGGCAAGCTCAGCCCCCAGGGCCTGCGTGGTCGTCTTGTTCGAACGGAACAGCCCGCCCTTGAAGAACTGCTCGGTGCTGCCGGAGAACCCGGCATCGCCGCCGAAGGTGCCGACGATGCTCGTGTCCTTGAGCTTGCGGCCGAACAACGAATCCTGGGCCGCAAACAGCGCCACCGCAGCGGCGACATAGGGCGCCGCTGCGGCCAGGGTGCTACCCAGCCCTAGGGCACCGCTCGCGCCGGCCGTGGTTGGTCCGGCCAGGCCCGCCGCGAGGCTGCTGCCCTGCAGCCCCGCCCCGAACGACGACAGCGCCGTCGAACCGAACAGTTTGCCCGCAGACGCTGCGAGCGAACCGAACGAGGCGCCCACCCCCCGGGAGAACAGCGACGCGACGTTGCCGATCGTCCCAAGTAGCCCGGCGCCTTGCGAGACACCCGATGCTGCCGATGCGCCACCGGAGAGCAGCGCCGATGCCGTGCCTACCGCTGGCGCGACGATGGCATTGATCACAGGGCGCAACACCATCGTGCGGAACAGGCCGACGATGTACTCCCGCGCCGAGCGGCCGCCCTGCATGAGGGCGTCCGCGAGCGACTGCCCGGTCTGTTCGACGACGCGCTTCCAGGCCTCCGCCGCGTCCTGCGCGGCCTTCTCGCTGGCCTCGCGGCTGGCCTTGCTGCGCAGGAGGTCGAGCAGCTCGCGCCGTGCGTCGATCTCCTTCTGCAGTTTGGCGAACTGGTCGGAGTCATCGCGAACCTTGGCCTGCTCCTCGTGCAGGCGCGCGATGGCCACCAGTTCGACCGCTTCGGCCAGCGAGATGTTCAGGTCGCGCACCTTGCCGGCCGCGGCTTCCTCGTCCTTGAGCGACGACAAACGCTCCTTGACGGACTCCAGGGACTTTTGCCGGGCCTCGTCTTGCTTGGCGATGTAGTCGGCAATGCCTTGGCTCTCCGCATTGCGCGCATCTGCCCTGGCGCGGGCGACAGCCTCCGCCGCGCGGGCCTCTTCGGTCGCCAGGTCGATCGCGCGCTGCACCGCGACCGCGATTGCGTTCTTCTGCTGCAAGCGCCCCCGCTCGCTGGCACTGAGTTTGTCGGCCTTGTCGGCCAGCTGCTCGGCCAGGCGGGCCTCGAGCTGCTCGGCCGGCGTCAGCTCGCGCCCGATGTCGAGCCTGCGCTGCAGCGACGCGGTGAGCTGGTCCACCTCGCGCGCCGCGGCCTTGTAGGGGCTTTCTGCGGCGCTGGATCTCGGATTGATGCTGTCCCGGATGCGGCGCTCGAGCTCAGGCGTGAAGGCGTCGCCGAGCTTCTTCTTCCACTCGTCGACCGCCTTCTGTGCGCGTTCGCCCTTGGTCGCGAACTGCGCCATTGCTTCAGCCAGCAAGGAGGCCTTGCTTGCCGCGGCTTCAGTTGCCTGCGCCGCGGCAAGCCGCTCGATGACGCCCGTGAGCTCCGCGTATTGCATCAAGGTCACGCGCAGGATTTCCTGGCGGACGGCCTCGTTCATCTGCGCCGCTTGCCCTGTGCGGCTCATGAGAGCCTCGATGCTTTGACCGAGCTCAGACAGTCGCTCTGCGGCCTTCGTGCCTTGCTTTGCCGCATCTTGCACGGCATAGCTTGTGCCTGCCGTAGCCCGCAGCTTGTTGAGCCGCTCCTGTTTTTCGGCTTGCAGAGTCAGCGAAGCCACGAGTTCTTGGTGGGTTTCCCGTGTCTCGCCTGCAGCCTGTTCGTTCGCGACCTTCGCGCTGCTGCCGAAGGCGTACCACGCGGACGCCGCCACGCCGAGCAAGGTGATGATGGCGCCGATTGGCCCGCCCAAGAGAGCCACGCCGGCCGATGCGACGCGCGCACCCAGTGAGCTGGCCGTGTTCACGGCCTGCTGCGCCGCCGCTTGCGCGGCAAGCGCCCCGGTGAGTTTGGCCGAGACCGAGGCCTGCTGCTGCCCCAGAGCAGCCAACGCTCCAGTCGTCGTCAGTCCAGCCCCCTGCGCAGCGTTGAGCGCCCCCCGGGCCGTGGCGTCCGCAGCCGTCGCGGCGGCAACAGCCTGCTCGGCCTTCGCCAGGTTGACCGTGGCGGCAAACAGGCTCTGCGTCACAGCGCCCGCCTGCGTCATGACCATGCCGCGCGCTTGGTACGCCTTGATGGCGGCCAGTTCGGCTTGCAGCTCGGCGTGCTTTGTCACGAGAGCTGCGCGTGAGGCCGTTGCGGCCTGAAGTGATGCGGCCGCCTGCGCTGCGGCCGCCTGCGCTGCGGCGACGCCTGCTTGCTTGCTGGCCGCCGCGGACTGAATCTGCGCGACGACTTTTTCGCGCTCTTCGAGGATTGCCGCCTTGGTGGCCGCCAGCGTCGCGACCTCCGCCTCGGCCTTTTGCAGCGCCGCAGCCGCCGCCGCGTCGGTGGCCGCCTTTTCGGCCACGAGCGCAGCCACCTTGGCCCCCACTGTGCCGATCGCCGCAGCGGCCACATTACCAATCTTTGCCAGCCCCGCCGCCGCCGCTGTTCCAGCGGCAAAGGCAAGCAGATCGAGGCTCTTCGCCAGCGCCCCGATTGCGCCAGCAGCGATTGACGAGGCGCCTGTCGACTCATCAAGCGCCCCGATGTAGAGCGTCCACTCGTTGCGCAGGGCCTGGATCGACTGCCCGATCGTGGCCGGCAGCCCCGCGCTCGTCGTCTTGAGCTCCTCACTCGCCTTGACGATGGCCTCGAAGAACTCTTTCGACGAAACCTTGCCCTCATTGACCAGCACCTTCAGTCTGGTCACCGAGCCGCCGGCTCCGTCTATGTGTTTCGCCGCCGCCACAAGCAAGGGCCGCGCGCCGTCCATGATGGAGTTGAATTCTTCGGCCTGCACCTTGGCGCCGCCGATGGCCTGGCCGAGCTGCATCAACGCCCCGGCGGCCTGGGCGGAAGAAGTCGAGTTGATGGTCAGCGACGCCGCCACTGCCTCGGTGAACTTGGCCACATCCGCCTGCGACGCACCAAGCTCCGTCGCGGCCATCGATGCCCGCCCGTAGAGCAGACCAATGTCTTCCAGGCTCTGCCGCTGCCGCGCCGCAATTCCGATGATGGCGCCCTGCGCAGTGGCAAACTCCTGCGCCGAGCTCGTGCTGAGCTTGATACTCGACTGCAGCCGCGTGTAGCCATCGGCGGTAGCCGCCAGGGCTTGTGCGGCATTCACGAGGCCGCCGCCGATCACGATACCACTGCCGTAGTGCCCAACACGCTGCAGTGCGGCGGCCAGACGATCTGCCCCGGCGGCCGACCGCTCCGCCCCGCGCCCGATGCCCGCCACTGCAGAGCCAGCCCGCTCGGCGCCCGCGACGACCTGCGCATCCCCCGCGATCACCAGATGAAGCGCGACCTGCTGATTCACGTGCTACTCTCCATCGCCATGAGCCACCCTCTCGCACCGCTCACGGGCTTCGTGCTCTTGCTCCTCAAGATCGGGCTTGCGGCCTTCTTCGCCCTCGTGGTGGCGGCCTTCGCCTGGCTGTTCTGGCAGACGCCGCGATGGCTGTTCTGGCCAGGAGTGTTCGCGCTGATCGCGGCAGTGCCGTGGCAGATTGCCTGGATGCGCAAGCAGCGCCGCGCGCCTGGCGCGTAGCTACCCAGCAGCCCGCCGCCGCTCATCGCGCATCTCGCCCCACGCGCGTAACGCAGCGGCCTCAACGGCGCACAGGTCAGCGAAAACGCTCTCGCGCTGCTCGCGCGGCAATGCGCGGAACGCCGGACTGGCGCGCACGCCCTCGTATTCCAGCCCCGTGGCGCCGATCTCGGAGACCATGCGCCACTGGGTCTGCACGCCCTGCCAGAGCGTGAGCGCGTCCACGTGTTCGGGCCAGAGCCAGAACTCGCGCCTGGTTGCCGCCGGAGCCGATGCCAGCCAGCGATCCAGGCCGCCGCGCAGGTCACCGCGAGCCGCCTGTCGTCGCTGCTGATCACGGTTGCGCCGCTCATCGCCTGCCTCGCCGCTGAGTTCGCCCCGGGCCAGCAGCTGCCCGAGGCGGGCTAGTTTCCCTGCTTGTCGGCTGCCGCGCTGCGCACGCCCTCGAGCTGCGCCGCGATGGCCTTCTCGGCCAGCAGCCGGCGCACGCCGAGCACGCCGCACAGGCACTCGAGCGCTTCGGCCGAGTACGCGACAGGCTGGTCGGCGTCGTCGACCACCAGGTCTTGCCGCCATGCGACGATCATCTCGCCCAGCAGGGCGAAATCGTCGACCGCGCCGTCGCGCGCGCGCTGCATCAGCGCGTCGAACTGCGTCGCGTCGAAGCGCCTGAGCACCAGGCCCACCTTGTGGGCGCTGTAGGCGTCGCCTTCGCGCAGATCGAACTCGACATCCGTGTCGATGGTCTTGCCGACCTTGAGCCGAAAACTCATCCCGGGTTCCCGATCAGTAGCTGATGAAGCGACCGAGGACGTTGACCTTGCAGGTCACCTTGAGCACCTGGCCGCGCTGGATCTGCGGCATCTCCGACATCGAGACGTTGCCGTAGAAATAAGCCGTCATGCCGCCCGCGATGGACGCCTTGAACGCGCGCTTCTGCAAGCCTCGTGACGCGGCGGTCAGCGCGATCTGGGATGCCGACGACATGTCATGGCCGAAGGTCAGCGTCACCTCGGTCGGATTGAAGCCGGCCGGCATGCTGATCGCATTGCGCCTGCTGATGGGCTCCACCGTGACCTGGCGGCCATCGCCGCCGCTGGTCTGGACATCCAGCCACTGGGCCAGCTCGAGCCAGCCAGTGACCTTCTGCGCCGTCCCAGCGCCACTGCCGGCCGGAAACCAGGTCGTGTCTGTGGCGTCAAGGCCAAGCAGACTGAACGTGTCGGCCGTCAGCTGGTCGGCGCGCCAGACGGATGAGTCGGCATCCTCCCAGCCGCTGGTCAGCAGCAGTTCGTCGTTGTCGACATAGCCATGCGCAACGGACGTTGCGACAGCCGGGTCGGCATTGGTGATGCCGGTCACGGTCTTCGCCGACGCGAAGCCCGTGCTGATGAAGATTTTCGAGCCCTCGGGCAGAAAGTAGGCCATGTGAAATCACTCCTTGCTTTGCGCCCTGCGGCGCCTTGATGCATTGATTCTTGTCGTGCGCACGGTTTGCGCCGTCGACAAGTCGGCAGGGCGGTCGCTCGGCGCCGGCATCCACCCGAGGCGGGCATGCGCGGCCACGCAGTTCGGGTGCACCTGCAGCCGCTGGTCGCCCTTGACCATGTCGACGAGCGTCATGGTGTGCGCGCCTGATCAGCCCATCACGAGCATGACGTGTTCACCCTGGACGACCTTGAACCCCCAGGCCAGATGCAGCTCCCACGTCAGCTGCCCGTACTGGGCGATCTGCACCAGCAGGTAGCTCATGCCAGCGTCGTCGGAGATGGTCAGCTGCTCCATCGTCGGGTTCGCCGGCATCATCGGCGGGCGCAGGATGCCGACCACCGCATTGCGCTCGAACGCCATGTTCGGCTGGTAGTTGTTGCCGATGGTCATCGCGTTGGCCGTGGCAATCGTCGCCCGCGCGCCTGGGCGACCCAGGCTGATGGTGCCGGGGGCCGTGACACCGGTGTTGACCACGTACTTGTTCGCCGCGTCCGCGGCGAAGGTGACCACGTCGCCGGCCAGCACGGTGCCGGTGCCGGTGACGAGCGCGACATCACGCACCCCGGGGGCCGTAGCGCCACTGGTGACGTAGGATGCGCCAGTGCCCTTGGTGTGTGTGCTGATGCCCGCGGATTCGGTGATCGAGAACCCGAACTGGCGCAGCAGGTCGCCGCTGCGTCGCTCGGCATCGTTGCCTGCCTGGTAGGCCTGCTGGATGATGCCGAGTTTGCGCAGGTTCACGCCGGCGCTGGTGTCGATGCACAACTGCAGGTCGGCCAGCGGTGCGCCGTTGTCGGCCATCGCCTTGCGCACATCGGCGATCAAGTTGATGTCAGATCCGAAGGGGGTCGTGCCCGCCGTGCCCACGGCGCGCGAGGCGCCCTGCTTGATGGCGGCGCAGGCATCGGCCTCGGCGGCATTGCGCAGCGTGCGCATGCCCTGCGCCACGAGCTGCCGCGCCCATTCGGCCGAGTTGCCGCCGTTGTCCAAACTACGGATCTGCTCGCCCGTGAGGTGCCAGCTGACCTTCTTGCTGGCGGTGATGGTGACGCCCACGCTGGTGGCCGTGGCATCAGCGCCGGCGGTCGACGACGCCGCGGGAGTGAAGTCGCTCGCGCTGAGGGTCGGTGCCACAGGCACGGTGACCGTGTCGCTCTTGGCGACGCCACGGTGATCGAACTGCGCATTGATGGCCCGGATGACCCCGAACGGCTCGCCGGAGACCTCCTGAGCTGCGGAGAACAGCACCGGCACAAGCGCGGTGAGTGTGTTTGCCATGGTGGTTTACCTCAATGTTTGGTCGTGAGAGCATCAGGCGTCGACGAGCACGAACCCGTCCGTGGTGGCCGCCTTGGCCCGTTCCTTGGGAGGCAATGCCTCGAATTGAGCACGCGTCATCCGCAGGGCCCCGGGAGACCCCTTCGAGCCCTTGAACCCGCTACCCTGCGCACCGCCGGCCGGCTGCACCAGGTGCGGCTTGGCCTTGGCGAGCCAGGCCACGCCATCAGCCAGCGGCATCAGCTGGCCGTCAGGGCCGGCGAACAGAAGCTCGTCGCCCTCCTCCTTCAGCCGTGCGCCGACAAGTGCGCGCACGTCGTCGGCATCGATGAAAGAGTGCTTGCTGACCTGCTCGGAGATCGCTCGCTCGCGCCGCTCGGTGGAGTACCGCGTGGTGATTTCTTCCAGGCTCTTGGTGCGCTCCGCCAGATCCCGCTCGGACCGCTTGAGCTTGGCCTCGAATTGCTTGAGCGCTTCGGCCTGCCCCTTGGCGTCCGGGAGGTTGTCCAGGTCTTCTGGGCTCTCGATACCGAGCTTCTCGAGCGCCTTGGCGATCAGTGCGTCCTTGCCCTTGCGCCCCTCGATGGACTCCTGAGCGGCCTTGCGCGCCTTGTCCTCGGCCTTGAGGGCGCGGGCTTCCAGCGGCTCCACCAGCTTGGCTACGTCGGCCAGTAGCGCGGACAACGTCTCGTCATCCAGCATCTTGCCCTTGTAGGCGTCCAGAGAAAGATTCATGCGGGTTGCTTCCAGTGGGCTGTCCCGGCACTGATCGCGCATCCCGCGCAATCGGTGCGTCTCGGCCCCGGCTTCTCGCCGGCATGCCTTGGGCGCGCATGGTGGGCCTTCGTCGTCTCACGCCGGCCGCAGCAGCGAGAATGTTTCGCCGCGCCAGTCGCGTTTTCTCTTGCAATGCGCCTCGGCGAGACGCCCGGCACGCAGCATGCGCGCCCATGAGCGCATCCAGCACCGATCTGGCGCGGTTCCAGTTCCTGGCCGAGGCCTTCCATGGCGTGGGCGGCTTCGCCCCGCGCATCGTCTGGGTCGACGAGACGGTGCAGGTACGCGACCCAGGCGGCAACACGACGCAGGCGGTGCGCCGGGTTCCCAAGATGGCCGGCCCGTGCCACCTCGTACCCCACCCCCGCGAGAGCCCGGAAAAGTTCGCGGCCCGCGCAGCGACGGCCAGCTACGAGAACCATTTACGAGAGGCGTGTGAGCGGTTCGTCGGCTATCTCGGCCGGCGTCGACCGATGAGGCAAGGCACTGAGTCACCGCTCGCACAGTTGCTGCTGGGCGACGCCGACTTGCGCGGAACTCCCCTGGACGGCGTGTTCTCTCAGCTGGCCATGCACGCGAAGGCGCGCGGCTCGGTGCTGCTGCTGCTGGACATGCCGGGCGAGCCTGACGATGCATCGCCGCGGTCGTTGCAGGACCAGATCGAGCGCCGCGCGGTGCCCTACTTGCGCATCCTGATGCCAGAGGACCTGCTCAGCTTCGAGGTAGACGCTGAATCCGGCGCGTTCACCGAAGTGCGCCTGCGGACAGTGGAGCGCATCGCAGGCAAGCACCGCGATTGCATCCGCACCTGGACGGCGGCAGGGTGGGCTCTGCACGCGGGTGACGAGCTCGTGGTCAATGGCGAGCACCGCTTCGGGCAGTGCCCGGTATTGCCCTTCACCGAGAGCGGCGACTGCTTCCCGCACATCGGCAAGTACGCCCAGATTGCCGACATGAGCCGCGGCATCTACAACCATCGCAGCCGGCTCGAGGAGCTGCTGGCTGCGCAGACGTTTTCGATCCTCACGCTTCAGGTGCCGCAGACTGGCAACCAAAACGTGATGGACGCTGTGGCCACGATAGGCACGAGCTCCATCCTGACCCACCAGGGCAACACGCCCGCCTTCATCTCACCCGATCAGGGCAACGCCGAGACATACCTGAAGGTCATCGACTCGATGCAGCAGGCCATACGTCGCGTGGCGATGGACGAGGCCAGCGCAGAAGGCGGCGCCGCAGAGAGTGGCATCGCGCGTCGACTGCGCTTCGAGCGATTGAACAGCGACCTCGCATCGTTCGCCTCGCGGCTGCAGTCGCTCGAGCGCCGCATGTGGAAGGTGTTCCACCAAGCGCTGGGCACCACAAACCGGGTGACCACCGAGTGGCCGACCGACTTCAACATCTTCGACACGCTCACCGAGCTCGACGTGCTCAGCGCCATGCAAGGTGCCGGCTTCGGCCCGCGCACCCTGGCGCTGAAGCGCCGTGCTGTGGCCGCGGCGGAATTCGATGCGGCCGACGAGGCGGACAAGGCCGCCGCACAGGCCGAGATCGACGAGACTCTGCAGGGGCGCGCGCCGGAAAGCGCGCCGGAAAGCGACGCTGCGCCCCCCGACGATCCCGCTGCGCCCGCAGCCGACATGCAGCCCATCATCGACAGGCTCACGGCTATCGAGGCTGCGCTGACGACGGCCACCCGCTCCGCGCCGCCGACGATCAACGTATCGCCGCCGGCCGTCACGGTGCAGATCGAGCCAGGCGCCATCGTGGCCAATGTCCAGGCGCCGCCGGTCACCACCACGATTGAGCCTGGCGCCGTCGTCGTCACAGTGGAACAGCCCGCGCCCCCCCAGGGGGCGCCGATCACGCTGCAGACCGGCAGCAGCGCGCGCGTCATCAGCCTCATCAAGGACAGCAGCGGCCAGATCACAGGCGCAGCCGTGAACGAGGCCTGACATGCCCGGCCCCTACCGCACACCCAACCACCACTGAAGGAGCCACACCATGGCCAAATGGGCAAACGCACTCATCCTCGACGGCGGCAGTGACCTGCTGCGCACCCGCGCGGCGACTACCGACCGGATCAAGATGCACCTGATCAAGGCCTACGCGGCCGGCGACAGTTACTCGACCGTCGTCACCACCAACGGCCTGGGCTCGGTCAGTCTCGTGGCCGGCGACATCGTGCAGAGCACGGTGTCGAGCAACCGCGTCACCACGTTCGGCGCCAAGTCCATCACGCTGACCGCCAACTCGGGCGCCAGCCCGGACCTGCACGTCGCAGTCGTCGACTCGACGACATCGGAGGTGCTCTACGTCGCCGACGAGACGACCGATCAGGTGGTGACCAGCGGCGGCACGTTCAACGTGCCAAGTTTCACCTGGACTGTGCAGCAACCCACTTGATGCAGCCTAAGGAGACCAGACCATGACTCTGTCCACCCAACGCCCCGACCTACTCCCCGTCCTGCAGGCCGCCATTGCCGCCGAGACCGATGCCGCATTCGTCGACCTGCGCAATGCTGGCGCCGTCGGTGCGATGGCCGATTGGTACAACGTCGAGCACGGCACGACCAAGGCCTGGCGATCCAGCGCGCAGTGGGCGGATATTTTCGACGCCATCGACGGAGCGAAGTACACACCCAGCGCGGCCAATTTTGCGACGCAGTTGACCACCGAGGGCACCAACCGCCTGTTGGTGAATCTGCTCAAACTGCAGGTGCAGCAGAACATGCTGCTGGCGCATGCCGGGGGGATCGACGCGCGCGATGACGGCAACGTGGACGCGCTGCTAGACACCGTCACCGCGGTCTACACGCTGTCAGGCAGCGGCACCGCTGCCCCAGGTGGCGCAAGCGGCGTCAACGTCGCCAACCGCTTGGCCCGCGCGGCGCGGCGTGGCGAGCTGGCCTTCGGCGGCACCGACCGCACCGACGGCACGGTCACCGCGAAGGTGCTCGCGTGGGAGGGGCAGTTGAGCGCCGACGACATCGTGCAGGCGATCAACTGGGTCGCCCCAGAGTGACGAGGTAGCGCCATGACGACGCACACCCTCGCCCAAGGCGCGCGGTCGGCCAGCATCCTGACGCTCGGGACGCTGGCCGCCAGCACCTACATCACGTCGTCGGCAATCGACCTTGGCGCGGCCATCCCGCTGGACGTGACGATCGAGGTCGAGTGTGACCCGAACGGTACGCCGAGCGGGAACAAGCAGTTGTTGGTGTTCGCCAAATTGAGCTTGGACAACACGAACTGGACCAGCGGCCCGGAGAGCGGCACGACCGCGACCGAGGAAGCCGATCTGCACTTCGTGGGCAGCGTGCCGACGAACGACACCAACACTCATCGGCGCCTGTTCTCGCTGCGGGGCTTGCCCACCGCGCGCTACGCCAAGATCGTCTGCAAGAACGACCTCGGCGTGGCACTGACAAGCGGCGCGGTGTACCGAGCCAGCATCACCGGCGACTCGACCTGACGGGGCGCTGACCCGTGCCCGTCGACCTGTCCTATCTGCTCGGCGAGCCGAGGGCGCAGCCGCAGACTGCGCCCTCGCTACGCCGCGACGGCCTCTTGCGGCGCGCCGCTGCGTGGATGCCTCTGCATCCCGACTGGGGTATGCGCGACATGGTGTCTGGCCGTGCGCTGCCTCGCTCGTCCCTGGCCGCGTCGGGTGCGGTACGCGCAAACGCATGGCTGACTGGCCTGGCGTCTGGCGCATCGCTGACGTTTGACTCGCCGGCGGGGATCACCACGTCGACACCGTTTTGGATTACGTGGCTGCAGCAGCCGGGGATACAGAGCAGCACGTATCCGTTTGTCGCGTCGATACTGATTGGTGGCACTGATCACTTTGCGGTGTTCGAGTCCGGCAG